CTTTCTGGTTCTCGGTTATCCACTTGATCTGTTGGCACCCATCGATCACTAGGTTGGGTAGGGCTGGGGTGAAGCCCACGCTCATTGCATCTCCTAGCCCTGTGTCTGCATGGACGGGGGTGATAACATGGGTGACAGAATCGGGCTTGGCAGCTTGCTTAAGTCCCTGCAACACGATGTCGAGACGCTGTTTAGGGACCGGAGGTTTGTCCATGAGAACGACAACCTCGGCTTTGTTCTTCGGGTTGTGTGTGCCGATAGGGCGTAGCACTCTTGCGCTGTCGGCGGTGATCGCTGGGTCTACCTCGAACCCATGAGTGACACACGCCGTCTTCAATGCCCCGGCCAGCGGTAACCAGTCTACTGGGGCCAGAGCCCCCTCTAGCACCCAGTAGACATGGAGCCCCCGCCCCGACGACACGATCATCGGGTCTGGCATCTTTACGGTTTCTATGAATTTAAGTAGGGCGGCGAGCCCTTCTTGTTGGTTGGCGTATGGCTTGCCTTCGCCGCAGTCCACATCAAGGAATAAAGTATTCGTTAAGTATACGTTGTCTTGTTTGCGATTGCCCTTTGTATTAAACGAGGACACAGCGTAGAAGACGTTGTTACCGTTCTTGTCTGCCATCAGGCAGTAGTTAGCGAGTTCTTCCACTGTAGGGAAAAAGGCCTGTTGGGGTGCGCCCCCTTCATTTATTATTATCGAAACATAAAACCCTTGATCAGGAAGAACACGCTTGAGAAATTCAAGCGGTGTCATTATATCTCTTTCGCCCAGTTAGTTAGCCGGAGAGGGGGGAGTCGAAGCCCCCCCCGTCCGCCGTATATTACTCGTCTTCCTTCATCAGTTCAACTAGGGTGCCGAACCTCTGTGCGGAGGGCATGGCGATGACATTTGGCGACGGCCACTCTTGCTCAGCCATAACCGCCATCATCTTGCGGAGTATTACCCTCACTCTGGAGTCGTTACCCTTGCGGATGGGTTTTCCTTTAACCCACCCGCCGTAGGTAACACGCGATATGGCCAATATCTTAGCCATTTGTGTCGCGGTGAGGAGCATATGCTTCCGCAGTGCTTCGATGTTGCCGAAGTTAAGCGGTTCACTAGGCATCGTCAGCTACCTCCATCATAAGCTGGGTAATTTCAGCGGCTAACCCAGCGGTTCCTCCAGCGGCGGGAGCCGCCGTAGGCTCTTCTGCCGCTTCTTCCTCCGGTGCTTCTGAACCAGCGACTACAGTGGCCGCACCAAAACCGGTTATATGTTTCTTAGCAACAGGTTCTGGAGAAGGTGTAACAAGTACAGGTGCAGGAGCAGGAGGCTCAACCACAGGCGCGGCAATTGCCTTAGCGGGGGCGATGACTGGGCTCGCAACGCCCGGAGTCGATGCCGCGCCTGTGATTTCTACGACCTGTGCCGAACCAAACAGTGGGTCCACCAGCTTCTGGGTTTCTTCAGTGAGTAACCCACCAAACCCAAACTGTATTTTTGGATATGACGCATCCGTATCGAATGAGACAATGGTACGCACCACCTCGGTGGGAATGTTGCGCATCTTCAGTCCAGTGTTGTATTTGTTAAGTCCCTTCAGCGCAGACGCTGTGACTTCTAGCAGATAGATAGGACCACCGGCGTCATCGGCAGACACAACGGCCAGACGTTTCTTGTCGGCACACGCTTTCACCTTCGTACCCTGTGGGGTTATACGGCTACCCCATGCATTCTGTGGGCAACCCGCGCATATGTCGCTTTGCGGTTGGGTGCTGTCTGGGTGCGGCTTGTCTCCTTCTAATGAGTAGCAATCAGGGGCAGATGGTTCTGCATCCGGGTTCCATGCCGTGGCGTACCATGCCTTCGAGAGACCGGGATTAGCCCCGACTATAACAACTTCCAGAGCGTTGATATCTAGTACGGACTCAGCTCCACCGTCGATTAGACGGAAGCGGGAGCCTTTGATTGAGATGCGGGGGAACTCTGCGTTCCCACTGATACCGCCACCAAGGCTATCACCTAGTACAGACGGCTGACCTATACGGTCAGTAAGGTGGGCGGGTATTTGTAAGTCGAGTGGTATAATATCGCTAGCCATTTTTAGTTTCCCTCATTTCTTGCGGTGAAAACATTTCGCCCTGCCTGGGTTCAATGTTTAGTTTATGCCGCGCTTGTGCGGCGATAATTTCTTCTGCGATAGCTATTTCTGTCTTGGCGTAGATAATTTTAGGTTCCCTACCTACGCTATATTCTGGTGATATGATTAGTAGGTAACCGTTACTGATTGGCAGTACCTGCATCATCGGTGTAATATGTTCCAGAAAGACAGTCATTATGCCTTCTTAACGGGCCTACGCACCGATACTCCTATCTTGGTCCCGAAGTTCACGCCATCTGGAACGGTCTTGTTTGCGTCAATGTAACCACGCACTGCCCGCTTACTCACGCCATGAGTTAGTACGTCCCACGCTTCGTTCTCCTTGACCCACGCCATGACTGCATCCCAATCAGCTACGCTGGCGTAGTCGCTAGTAGTCAGGAATGCAGTGCCGTGGTCGGTCTTGAAAGACTTCACGCCTGTTTCGTCCGACTTAGCCTGTATCCATGCTTCCAACTTGAGCATATTTTCCTTGATGCTGACAAGCCTGTTCTTGGTATCAGCTTCTATAGCTTCCTTATTTCTGCGTAACTTGAGATAAGTATCAATCACTGCGTCAACGGTTAATTTAGCCATTGAACACCTCCTCGTAGATAGCCTCAACGATCCCGGCAAACTCCTCTTGGGTGTACCGTTTAATACTGATCTCGCTAACCAGTTGTTTGAATAAGTCAACCTTCTCCCTAGTCATCACTCATCTCCTGTATTAAGTCGAGCAACAGCCCTTGTAACCGCTGCTTTAGTTTTAGTCTCGTATACATCTTGCGCTCCAATTCTGTCGCTTCTATGTGCACTACATTGGAGGTATGGTGCTTGCCTATTCTTTCTATCCGCCCGTTGGCTTGTACATACTGCTCGTTAGAAGTAATGGGGCCGTACCATATGATGGTTGAAGCGGCGGTGAGAGTCAGGCCGTGCGCCATTGTTGCCGGGTGTGCTATAATAACGTGAGGGTTTACAGTGGTCTGGAAGTCGTTGAAGATCACGTTGCGTTTCCAAGTCGGCACTGCACCATTAACTATAGCTACGTTCCATCTCTTTGAGAGTTCGCGCTCAAGCATCTTGAGCGTCCCTGTGAGAGGCACGAAAACGATTACCTTCCCCCCAACTTCTTCTATAACCTCGCGTACTGCATCCACGCGGGGCTTGCAGTTTAGCTCGACGGTATTCTTATGGTCATCGTAGGCTACGCCGCAAGCTATCTGAACCAGCTTCTGTATCTTGACCGCCTCATTGACAGCGGTGATTTGTTCGCCACCAGCAACATCGGTAAGGAAGTGTTTCATCATCTTGTTGTAGTGGGTGCGTTGCTCCTTAGTAAGCTGGACCTCTCGCGTCTGGAATACAGTGGGGGGGAGGTCGAAACATTCGTCTCGTTTATATCGCACCGCAGGTTGTAGAACATGTTTTACAGTGTCTAACGCGCTTGCACGAGGGATGTATGAGAACTGTCCGAACTTCTCCATTGTCTGGTCACGAAAGGCGGTGAAGGTGCGCGGTGCATATGGGCTATTAACCAGCTTGGCTAAGGCCCACGCATCAGTCGGCACATTAGGCGTAGGCGTACCTGTCATCAGCCATAGCTTCAGGTTCTTATGCAGGGCCAGCCACTTGCGAAACAAGCGGAACCTGTTGGTGGATGGGTTACGGTAGACAGCCGCCTCATCCACGATTACAAGGTCGAACATACCGACAGCGTCATCGTAGATTATGCCGAACCCATCGTGGTTGATGATATAGAAATCTACGTTTGTCTTGAGTAACCGAAGACGGCGCTTAGACGTACCGTGTAATGTGACGCTGGTACGGTGGATAAACTCCTTGAAGATCGCATCTCCCCATACCCTCTCAAGGGTGGACAGAGGGCTTATAATAAGCACCTTCTTGATCACGCCTTGCTTAATCAGGTAGTCAGCGGACCATAGCGCGCTGTGTGTCTTGCCTGTTCCGATCTCGTTAAGAACCAGAGCTTTCTCGTTCATGGTCAAGAAGGCAGAGGTCAGGCGTTGATGTTTGTATGGTGTGAACTCCCCCGGCCAGTCATAGTAGTGCATTATGGGAGCCGGGGCTTTGATACCAAGGTTGCGTAGGACACGCACTTCGTCAGATTTATGGGGCACCGCGATAAAGGTAGACCCGTTCACTGTAACTTGTTGTGCAGTAGGTATACACTCCAGTACGCGTGTCGGGTTGTTCAGTTTGAGGGCTATCGCCTTGGCTTGTTCAAGCACTAGCATTGGATAACGCCTCGCCAATAATATCTTCTACCGCACCAAGGGTAGCGGCATCGCTGACCACGAAACACTTACCTCCTGCCGCTTCTATCTTTTTCATACACTGTGCCTGTAAAGCAGTAGGTTTACGGGTTGGGCCAGACTTGGCTTCGATAGCGAGAAAATTACCAGCTACACAGATGATGTAGTCAGGTACACCAGACCTACCGAATGGCCCAGCCTGTGGCTTGAAGAACCATAGGTCTTTAGCCTTGAGCATCTTGTCGATCTTCTGTTTTATTTTTCCTTCGGGCGTAGTCATGGCGTTATAATATATAACCTTACAGGAGTGTCAAGTTAAATTCTTGTTAAATTCTTGCAAACTCGCAAATATGTTTGGCCGGACACCAAGGGCATAGTCCGCTTGGCTTTGCGGGCCATGTGTTCGACTCTAGGGCAGCCTCTATACGATGTATCTTTGTGTAGAACTTGTTCCACAGATCAGATGCATCAGCCCTCGAGTAAACTTCCGTGTCCATTATCATGTCCTTGAGCCAGACAAGGGAGGTCTTGACCCTCTGCACATCGGGGTAGTGTTTGAATACTTGGATGGCGAACAGTTCCATCTGGAAGAAGTCAGGGCGGTGCTTACCAGTTTTCCAATCAGCAACCACGGCATCGGAGCCGTTGAGTACGAGAACATCTATCTTGGAACGTAACCATGCGTCCTTGTCCCACCACCCTGTCGGCTCTAACTTATCGTTGAGGCACATCTCCTGCTCGGCCAGCACCTCGCCGGGGAGGCTGGTAAAGGCGTCAAGCAAAGGCTGGTATTTGACAACTTGTTCTGATACGCCTTCCCCCTTAAGCGCGGCTTCGAGTTCCTTATGTACCCGCTGTCCATGCAGTGCGGCCTCACCAAAAGATGGCTTAACCTCCTTGGTGATACGTTGCATATTGTATTGCTTAGGGCAGTTATCAAACTGCTTGAGGGCAGAGTAGGAGTGGGCAAGTTTATTTATTTTCGATGGCATCACTAATTCCATGCCTCTATCATACTCATTTACATTCTCCATAGTTATCACCTATTGCAGACTCGCAAGCAACGGGGAGGTCGGGAGCCCATCCGGGTGGTGTTGACATCACGTTCTCCATAACCTGTTGTGCAGTGTCTGCTTGTGAGTTATCCACAACCACCACGTTCTCGTCATGCACTTGCAACACCACTGGGTAGCCAGCTTGCGTGATCGCTATTGCCTGTTCGGACACCACGATACGAGCCAAGGCTTGGACGATGTTCTCCGTCACCTTGCCCCCGTAGATGTTTGCCCAGTTAATCTTATCGTCGGTGTTGGCAACCTTGTTCTTAATTAGCTTACGAAACTCTCTAGCATTTGCTATGTACTGGTAGCCATCCTCGCCTGTGCATAGCCCATTGTACCTGATGACCATGCCGTTGGGTAGCTCAATCCCATCGGGCGTATAGGACAGGAAGTCTCTTATGACACCGCCCCTACCAGCTACCATGTTAGTTAGCATCTGGTCGCACTCATACCACAGCCCTTTGACGGCGGCGAATTTGCCCCGGTAATAATAAACTATGCGTTTGGCTTCGACATCATCTATGGCTGCGGCATCGGTGTTACCCTTGATCGATGGGCTCCCTCTCCGCAACGTGTCCTCAAACTTGACACTGCCCATGCCATACCCCAAGCCAAGGATGCACGTTTTGCCCACAAAACGTGAGACACCTAGGTCATCAGCGAATAGTTGGTAGACATCATGGCCCAGCCGGAACTGCTCAACCAAGTCTGTCTGCTTGGCAACGTAGGCTAGGATGCGGGCTTCGATCTGGCTGGAGTCACAAGCCACAACCTTATGTTCTTCGGGCGCGACGATAGCAGAGCGTATGGCGTTGCCTTGCCTAGCGGGTAGGTTCTGGAGGTTTAGCTTGTCGCCACCACTGAACCGTCCAGTGTGTGCGCCGTAGTAGTTAAGCATGATAGGCAATGGCCCGCGCTTGGAAACATCTATCAGACGTTGGGTTCGTGTCTCTTCAATAGTAGATTTCACACCCATCCTCGCCTCAACCACCGCTATTACCCTGTCATCCTCGCTACCTAATAGGTCGAGTAGCCCTTGGTCTGTCTTGGCGAAGGCGTAAGTCTCCTTATCTGGGTTGGATGGGCTGACCTTCATTGGTACTTTTGCGCCTAATTTTTCCAATAATTTAGCAAACTTGGGGTTGGACATAAGCACCTTCTTTGCCGCCTCCTCCCCTCCTAGCCCCGCTAGGAG